GGCATATTTCTTCCCGCTGCCGCTGTCCGCGGCCGCTTGACCCACCCCGCTATCCACTTATCCGAGCCTCTCTAACTGTACGGAAAAGCGGAGCCACCTCTCTCTTTCAGCGTCGCACGAAAGAAGTCAGCGCCCTGCTGCCGGAGCTCTACCTCCACGGGCTGGCGCTCGGCGATTTCGAACTGGCGCTGCGCGGACTCTTGGGCGATGGGGCGCCGCTGAGTGCGAGCACCATCCTCCGGCTCAAGGCGACGTGGCAAGCGCAGTACGCGGCGTGGCAGCAGCGGGATCTGAGCCAGGTGAAGCTCGTGTATCTCTGGGCTGACGGCGTATACGTCAAAGCGGGACTCGAGGATGCGAAGGCCGCGTTCCTCGTGTTCATCGGCGCGGATGCGACGGGACAGAAGAAGGTGCTCGCCGTGGAGAGTGGGCAGCGCGAGTCGACGGAGAGTTGGGCGGCAGTGCTGCGCGACCTGAAGCGGCGCGGGCTGCGGGCGCCGAAGCTCACCGTCGCCGATGGCCATCTCGGGATCTGGAGCGCGCTCGCGACGATCTATCCGGAGAGCGCCGAGCAGCGCTGCTGGAATCATAAGCTGCGCAACGTGCTCGACACCGTGCCGCGGAAACACCAAGCGGAGGTGAAGGCAGCCCTGCAGGCCATCGCCACCGCGGACACCGCGCGTGAGGCCACGGCGCTCCGCGACACCTTCACGCGGACCTATCGCCGCGCGCATCCCAAAACGGCCGAGCGGCTCGCGCGCGACTGGGAGCGGATGATCGCGTACTACGCGTTTCCGCAGGCGCACTGGAAACACCTGCGCACGACGAACATCATCGAATCCCCATTCGCCGCGGTCCGGCTGCGCACCTCCGCGGCGAAGCGTTTCGCGAAAGTCGATCACGCCACCGCGCTGATCTGGAAAACCCTGCTGGTCGTCGAGCAACACTTTCGCAAACTGAACGCCCCGCAGCTCTGCACCACCGTGTACGACGGCGCGATCTACCGCGGCGGCGTGCCCGTCATCCCCAGCACTCGTCAACTGCGCGCCGCCTGACGCCGATTACACACATTTTGACAACAGCTCCGCCGATGCCCGATTTTCCCTAGATACCCATGAGGATGCCGTACTTCGGTGTGTATCGCGCCTGCTTTGGGTGCAGGAGATCGTCCGTTCAAATCGGGCCGCCGCGCTTCGGGGTTGGCGCACCGCGATGTCGAGGAACGGGATGAGCCGTTATGCCAAGCAACGGAGGGCGTCGATCGGGACTCGGAGACGTCATGGCGTGTTCGATGGAGCGCCGGGAACAGCCGAAGTCCCAACGCTGCGGACCCCTACTGCGGCTGCGTCACCTCGAAACGCGACGCAGTCCGCATTGGACCCATCAGAATTGCCACGGACCCATGCCGCTCCGGACGTACCCGCCGTCGTCTGGCGGATCGTCGGCGCTGTCTGACGCGGCCTCGCTGGCCGTTCCTGCGGCCTCCTGGGCCTTGAGCGCGGTGCCCTGCTCGGCGAGTTGCTTGGCGATGCCGCCGAGGTTCCGCACGGTCGCGGGGCCCAGCGCCTGAAGCGCCGCCAGCGCATAGACGGCCAGGTCCAGCTGCTCATTCCGCCCGGTCTTGATCCAGATACGTTTCGGGCGGCCGCCCACGAAGCGGGTCACGAGCTTTTCGTTGGTGAATTGCGCGAGCTGCTCGCCGTCCAGCCATGCCGGAAGGTGGATGTACTTGGGGCCCGGCTCCTTCACCTTCACGAATCGGGCGACGATCGACTCCTTGCCGGTGAACGACCCTACCGCGAAGAGAATCGCCTTCGCAGAGTTGTTGCGCGTCGGGCGGCCGAGCAGGGCGTGGCCCTCGAGCGAGCTCCCCTTGATGGCGTAGACCCGCTCGCGGACATGGGCCCGTGTGAAGGTGTAAACCTCTTTCGAGTGATGGCCGCCGGAGTCGATCAAGGTGACGGCAGGGCGCAGGGTGACGCCGGTCTCGTGCGGGTAGGGCTTGGCAATCCGCTCGGCCAGCTCAGCCCACGGGGCCGGTGTCGCTGGGTCACCCGGGATGAGCTCGTGCTCGATCAACCACGCCTCTTCGTCCTCGCCCCACCCCCACACCGCGGTCTCGAGCCGATCGCCCTGCACGTCCACCGAGCGCGTGAGCACGGCCACGCCCGCGGGCACGAGCGTCGGATCTTTCGGGTAGCCGCGGCCGAGGCGCTCTTCGAGTACCCCCTTTTCGACCGTGGACCCGTCGTCTTCCCAGGTCTCGCACCACACGGTATTCACGAACTGGCGGAAGCGGATTGGGTCGGTTTTGACGACGAGAAACTCGCGCACGAGGTCCGTCCACGCGGCCCACGGTGAGACGAGCGCATTGAGTCGGAATCCGCGCGTCGTCGGGTGCCCGGGGTTCTCCGCCACCCAATCGCCGTGCGCGTTCATGTAGCCCTTGTGCGCTTCCTCGATGACGGCGCCACAGCCGAGCAGCGACCCCTTCTCCGGCCCATCCTCGCCGCAGACGTAGTGCGCGGTTTCGGGGCGGCCCGGCTCCCAATGCAACCCCCACGGGATGTCGCGGCCACCCCACCGCAGCACCTGCAGATACCCGCAGTGCGGGCAGGGGACGAGCCACTGCTCGCGGGTCGAGTCCAGCCATTCGGCTTCGATCCGGCTCTGCCCTTTGATCGTGGGCGAGCTCGCCATGAGCTTCTTGCCGTTCCGGAAGGTGGACGCGCGACGGAAGGCCAGCCCGATCGGATCGCCCTCGGTGCCGGCGGACGCCGGGTAGCGATCGACCTCGTCGCACAGCACGTCGCGGATCGGGCGACTGGCGAGACCCGCCGGGCTGTTGGCGCCCGCGATGGTCAAGTGGCCGCCAGGAAACTTCTTGTGGAGGAGCGTGTTGTCGCTCACGCGGGAACGCGCATCAGAGACGCGCCCGTGGAGGACAGGCGTATCGCGCAGCATCGGCGAGAGCCGATCCTTCGACCACGCCTCGCCCATCGAGAGCGTGGGCTGGAGCATGAGGATCGGGCCGGGGTCCAGATGGATGCGCTTGCCGATGAAGTTGTTGGGGATCTCCGTCTTGCCGAGCTGCGAGGCCCACATGAGCACGACCTGCTTCACGCGCGGGTCTGACAGCGCCTCCATCGGCCCCCGCTGATAGGGCGCGCGCGAGGTGGAGAACTTCCCCGGCTCGGCCGACGATTCCGGCGAGAGGTAGCGATACGCGTCCGCCCATTCGTCCACGGACATCCGGGGCGGCGGTTGAAACGCAAGCGCCCCCACTCGGCGCTCTACCTCGTCGGCCGCCCGCTCGTAACTAAGCGGCGTCTGCGGTATCGCCGTCGTTGCCATTGTCGTCGGCCAGCGGGAGTTCGTCCGAGGATGCGTCGAGTAGAGACCGGAGAAGCGCGTCGCTGATGCGCTCGAGCAACGCGGCGGCGGCGGTATCCGATGCGGCAAGTTGCACGTCGCCGATGTACTGCCCGAGGCCGCGCACGCGCGCCGAGAGGGCGTCGCACCGTTGCCGGTACCGCTCCTCGTGCCGCTCGATCGGGAGATAGCGCGCCCGCGCGGCGGCGAGTTCGATCTCCGCGAGCTCCGCCTCGGCCTGCGTCTTCCGCGTGCGCGCGGCGTCGAGCGAATTGTCTCCAGCCGCGGCGCCACGAGATTCTGCTTTGTCCTGCCAGTATTTGATGTACGCCTGGACGCACGGGACGAGGAGATACTGCCCGCGGCCGACCTTGGGCAGCACGCCGTCGTCGGCCAGCCGCTGGACGTGACGTGCCGTGATCCCGAGAACACGGGCGATGACGTCCGGCGGGTGCGCGCCCGTCGGGGCGCCGGCCCTGGCCGGCCGGAGCTTCTTCGCGGGCGCCTTACGCCGTCTTGCGCTTCGCGCGGCCACGATCCGCCGTCAGTCCTGTCGCCGTCTCCCACCGCGTGACGATCACGTCGCAGTAGCGGGGGTCGAGTTCGACGCCGTGCGCCACGCGCCCTAGCGTCTCGCACGCGAGGAGTGTCGTGCCCGATCCCATGAACGGGTCGAGCACGTGCTGGCCGCGCTTCGTGGAGTTGCCGAGGCAATAGGCGACGAGCGCGATGGGCTTCATGGTGGGGTGCTCTGGCGACGCCATCGGCCGGTCGAACTCGAGGAGCGTCGTCTGCGTCCGGTCCCCGTACCAATGATGCGCGGCGCCGGGCGCCCAGCCGTACCAAATGGGTTCATGCTGGTAGTGGTAGTCGCTTCGGCCCATCGCAAAGATGTGCTTCGCCCACACCAGCGCCTGGTGCCACACGCCCAGCTCCTTCAGCACCGTGCCGAAGACGAGACTAAGCGGGCCCCCGGGCCCGCTCACATACCAGGGTGCGCCCGGCCTACATACGCCGAGCGTTGCTCCGAGGGAGTTACGCAGAAGGACGAAGAGGCCGTCCTCCCCCAGGTCGTCGTTCTGGACGACCTTCCCGTCTGTTCGTCGGCGCCGAATGCGCGCGACCTCGGGCGTATCTCCCACGCCGAGTGCCACGCCGTAGGGTGGGTCGGTCCATACGCAGTCCGCCACGGCCCCGCACATCGCCAGACTGATTGTCGGCTCGTGCGTCGCGTCGCCGCATACGAGGACGTGCTCGCCCAACCGAATGAGATCCCCAGGCTTCGTCTTCGGCTGGGTCGGGAGCGGCGGCGGCTCCTGGGCGTCGAGGTCCGCCGCCTCGGCGGCGAGGAGATCGGCGAGCTCGTCCCGATCGAAGCCCGTAAGGGCCAGGTCGTAGCCCTCGGCCTCAAGCCCTCGCAGTTCGGCCGCCAGGAGCTCCTCGTCCCACTCAGCCTCCTCGCCCGTGCGGTTGTCGGCTAGCCGGTAGGCCCGCACCTGGGCCGCGGTCAGCCCC